GGGGTGTGATGGACGTGAACGAACTTGCCTGGGCGCGTGAGGCGCTCCTGCGGATGCAATCTGCCGCCGACATGGTCGGCTATGAAAAATCCTGGAAGGACTTCCTGCACTATCTTGACCGCGCATGGAACAAGCTGGAAAAGGAGCTCCATGCTGACGGCGGATCTCAACGGCATTTGAGTGAGGTAAATCGGTGGCGCAAAGAAGACGACCTGCTGCGCTATCTCGTACAGGCAAGAAACACCGACGAGCATACGATTCAAGCGATCGTGGTCAACCGGTCAGGGGGCCTAACAATTACGGGTGGCCCGGGCGGCGGTCGCATTCACAAGGGAGTTTTTAATGGCTCGGGACAAGTCGACAACCTTGTGTATGACGGCGATCTGGAGATCAAATTCCACCCAGATCGGCTTGAAGTGATTTCGGTGACAAGTCGAGGGGTAACGTATCCTCCACCGGAAAATCATATGGGGAGCCCAGTTAAAAGCCGCCTTCCTCACGAGCTGGCTCAGATGGCGCTGGAGTATTACAAGGCGAAGATTCAGGAAATCTCTCACGGCTTGTCTGGCCATGCGACGCTGTGAATCCAAAAATCACTCTTTGCGCCACCCAACTCACCGGCACCTCGGCCTGCCGCCCGCGCACAGCATGCAAATTCAGGTGTCGTGGCTGCCGACCATCGACGATGGCCTGCGCGATATCCGGTGCCAGTCGCGTCAGGCGAAGCACTTCGGCCACCCAGCCGGATTCCAGTTTGAGTTGGCGGGCAAGTTCGGTGGCATTGGCCACCTGACCTGAGTCGAGCAGCTTCTGCCAGTAAAACGCTTTGCCCAGGGTACGGATCATTGGCAAATCCAGTGAGGCGGTGATCCTCGCGTCTTCGCAGCCCGGTGGCGGTAGCAGCAGCTTCGCGGTATGCCGACGCTTGATGGTTAGCGGCACAAACGTCACAGAGCGCCCTGAGTCCTCGTATTGACGTGGCGCGCCCGACGGCTTTACCTCCACGCTCCGCCGCATCAAATTCTCGGGGCTCATGCGCTTGCCTCCCATACCGTTTCGTTTTGCTTTTCTTCGATGGCGGCCCGTTGCTCGGCAACGAAGGGGTGCTGCTCCAGTTCGCGGCGGAAGCGATGCCAACTGTCTTCCCGCCACACAATATCCAAGCCATCGTGATGCAGCTGGACACGCTCGATCAACAAGCGCATGAGACGGTGCTGCTCGGTTGGGAACAGTTGCGCCCAAACGGTGCTGATCTGGCGCATGGCCACTACCACCGTCGGTTCATCCAGCTCACCCCGTTCCTTGAGTGACAGGCTTGCGCGCCAGATGCCGATGACCATCTCCGGCGTCTGCAAAACGCGGTGTACCTGCGCCAGCACGGTGGCTTCAATTTCCCCCGCAGGTAACGCGCCCATGCCACCCACGCCAGGCTTCTTGGTGGCTCCCGCAGTCTGCCGCTTTTCCAAATAGGGCACGTAGTAGTGATATCGCTTGCCGTTTTTCTTCTGGGTGTAGGTCGGCAACATGCGCTGACCATCCGGTGCGTAGAGCAGTCCAGCCAACAATGCCGGGGATTCGTTGTGGCGGTCACGCGTCCCACGTTTGCGCTCGGCAATGATGACGTGCGCGGCATCCCAGAGTTGCTGGCTCACAATACCTTGGTGCTGCCCCGCGAAGACCTGCCTTTTGTGCGTGATCTCGCCAAGGTAGAGCCGGTTGCGCAGCAGCACAAAGAGAAATTGCTGATCGATGGTGCGGCCATGGTGGTAAGACCCGGACTGGGTCTGCCACGACTTGGTGGTGTGCCCTTCAATCTGAAGCTCTCGCACCAGCCGAGCCGCCGAGCCGTGTTCGGCGTAACGCAAAAATATATCTCTGACCAGTTCAGCCTCCGGCTCGTTGATCACCAACTTGCGGTCTTTTACGTCGTAGCCCAGCGGCGGCACGCCGCCCATCCACATCCCCTTGGCCTTGCTCGCGGCAATCTTGTCGCGAATGCGTTCACCGGTCACCTCGCGCTCGAACTGCGCAAAGGACAGCAGCACGTTGAGCATCAAGCGGCCCATGCTGGTGGTGGTGTTGAACTGCTGGGTGACAGAGACGAAGGTCACGCCATGCGCGTCAAACAGATCGACGATTTGAGCAAAGTCCGAGAGCGAGCGTGATAGACGGTCGATTTTGTAGACCACGATGACATCAACCTTGCCGTCCTCCACATCGGCCAGCAGGCGCTTTAAGGCCGGGCGGTTTGTGTTGCCACCAGAAAACCCGCCGTCATCGTAGCCATCGTCGATGGCGATCCAGCCCTCGTGCCGCTGGCTGGCAATGAATGCCAACCCGGAGTCGCGCTGAGCCTCCAGGCTGTTGTATTCCTGGTCCAAACCCTCATCGGTGGACTTGCGGGTGTAGATGGCACAGCGTCGTTTTGGGGTCAGGCTGGTTTGGCCAGGGGTTGGGTTTTTCATGCTCGGCTCCCTTTTCTTGTAGACGATGGTTTAATCCCAAAAAACACGGGGCCAGACCATTGGGTGCCGGTAATCGCCTTGGCAATGCCCGACAGACTTTTGTAGGGGCGCCCCTGGTACTCGAACCGGCCATCTTCCTTGATGACAACTCTGTGCTCGATCCCGTTGTATTCGCGGACCAAGGTGGTGCCGACAGCGAGCTGATTTTCACTACGGCGTTTTTGGTTGGGAACTTCACCCGTCTCGCCAATCTTTTCCAATTTGCGCCGCAGGCCACCAGGCAATCCGCCGAAGGCGCGTTCTTGAAGCTTGTAGGCGATGCGATTTTCCAGATAGGTGCGGTGATGGTTGCCCGGGCGACGATCAAAAAAATCGTCCCACAGCGCCCAGAGATTTTCCATGGGAAGCGTGGGTAATTGCGCCAGTTGAGCGGCGATGGGGGTTGTGGTGGTTGCGTGCGCTGTCATACGAAAACTCCTTCTGGTTGAGACGGGTTTGTATGAACGCTCTGGTCGCCAGAGAAGCCAAGACAAACTTCGCTGTCTTGCCATTCTTGTGTTGCTTCCAACGCTATGGCTCCCTTGAGTCGCGCTCGTACGATGGCGGTGGCAAGGAGTTCGGCGATTTCTCTATGTGGCTGGCGGGGGGAAATGTCGTCTGTGGACGGCCGTATGGATAAGGGTGATTCGATGATTGGCATGGGTAGCGCTCCAGTTGGGAAACGCTATCAATGCTATGGGCCGAACCCATTCGGAGTAACTCGTTTGGGGGCGCTTACGCGGATGCGCGCGGAGCAATGTACAGGCGATACGACTGCAATTAATTCTGGAAGAAGCGCATCACCTTGTTGAACTCAATCGTGTCACCGCCAAAGTCCTTGCTAACGCACAGGCAATTGACCGTTGTCGATAAAGCGATCGAAAGTGTCGTGGGTTTCCTCGTCTTCCCACCCACTACGAAAACAGGTTCGCGGTGGTGCAGACTCCAGCATCAGCAGCGACAACACACGATTGCCGCTGGTATAAGTGTGCTTCAACTCCCGCAATGTGATCTCATCGGCCTCGCTGGTGCACCAGACCTTCGCTGGCATATCGATACCATCCCATTCCTGCTCGGTGGTGTCATCGGCGGCTAGGGTGCCAGTCAACGGCTCTTGCGGATCGCCAGTTTTGCGCAAACGGACGCGGGTTTTGCGGGCATCACCGCTTGGCCATTGGTATTTAAGAAAACCGTGGTCCCAGTACACGAGCACGGCACGCTGTTCGGTGTATTTGACGATGCGGATGGACATTGACTCGAGCGACACACCGAATTCCTTGGCGAGTGCGCCAATCAGATGGAAGTCGATTCGCTTGCCGGTGATCCGGTCCCGCAACATGTCGCCGGGCATCAGCAGGTTGCTGGCGAAATCATCGGCCTCGCGCTCGATCTGCTTCAGATTGTCGATGCCTGAGTAGACGCTTTCCTTGTCGCACAGAAAACTGGGCTGACTGGCGCGGTGCAGGATGAAATGTCCAAGCTCATGGGCGACCGTAAAGCGTCGACGTTCCGGCCGCGCCTTGGGGTTCACAAAAATTCCCCAATCACTCTCATTGTCGGGGTTACGCACCAATGCGCCCTCGCTGGCGTTCCAGGTCAGGTCAGCAGGTGCCTTGAGGGTGCTTCCCCGCCCAAACGGGGTCTCGGGCAGGATCTGTCTTACCAGATCGAGGTCAATGGGCAGCGTCAGCCGACCGGTCGCGCCAAGCCAGGTCAGGATGCGGGCGGCGGCCTTGAAGGCGTTCAGGTCGCCCGCGACGGTCAAGAGCCCTCCGAGTCGGGCTTTAGGGCTGACCCGAACATCAGTTTCATTGCTTCGCGGTACTTGGCTTTCTCGGGTTCGCTCATACCAGCGTACTCACGAAAAAAAGCAACATCGGTCGGTGTGGCGGTTTGCATCGGGGCGACGGGCTCACCGAGCAGATCCTGAATGGTGACGCCGAGGGTCTTGGCGATGGCGTTCAGCCGTTCTGCCGTAGGCTTTTGACCCTCGCGCATTTCCAGTTCCCAGACATAGGCCTTGGTGCAGCCAACGGTGTCGGCGACCTGTTGCAGCGTCAGACCCTTGGTTTCCCGAAACTCCCGCAGGCGTATTCCAAAAGGAGATGGCATGGGTGTTCTCATTGGTAAGTCAGAACTAGAAAGTATAGCAAAAAGATCCAATTGATTGAATATGTCCTACTTTGATTGACAAGCGGAAATGCGCGGGTAGAATTGCGCTTGTATCGTTTCACTTTACTTGTGGCCGCTATATGTAGTTTTTCTTGTAACTCAGTCGCCGCCGGCAGCACGTCCGCTTCATGGTATCGAGCCCTACGACGACAGCACATAAGGATCAATAAAAATGAAGACTTACGCTGACGTGCTCCTCGACCTACCCGTGGATTCGACATTGCGTGCCTACCTTGATCTCCATGGTCTTGCCTTGCCAGTCGATTTCGATTGGACCGACGACAGTTCCACAACTACCCGGTTGATCGAATCGGTCCAGAATTGCACCGACCTTGCGGTGCGCGACAAAATCGTGGCCGGGCTGCTCGTGAGCACCCAGCTTGCCCATCCGCGCGGCAAACAGGCCATGTTCCAGATCGGCTCCTGGCACGCTGACGCTTTGATGGGGTTGATCGCTTGCCAGAGCGATCAACATCGTGCGTTCTGGTTGTTTGTCCATCATCCCGGCTTGTTCGAGCAGGCGGCCGAAATCGAATATGTCGACAGTCACGTCCAGCAGGCCCAGCAGCACGATCTGGGCGTAAAACCGCCGATCCGCCGCGACGATGCTTCGATGAACGCGTTCATCGAAGCAATCAAGGCGTTCTACAAAATCGAGCTCGGCTGTGGTGAGGTGTGCGTAGCGCACATTCTCGACCGGGCACAAGGCACCCAACTGGTCACGGTACACGCCAAGGACCTAGCCATGCTGCGGCTGGAATTTGAGGGCATGGTTCTGACGCGGCGCGTCGGCAGTCCGAACATTCACATGGTGCTGGAGTATTCCGAAACCACGGGCGTGACGCGCACCATCATTCGCGGCGGCGCCAAGTACCATGAGATGCTGGCGCAAGCCTTCGCCGAACATCTGCTAGGCGTCAATGTCAGCGCCCAGCGGATTAAGCCGCCGACGCTCGATCTTTCTTCGCTGAAACTCGGCTTTCAGGTGCAGGAGGCCATCAATGACGGGTTCGTGGCATTGCAGGTGAAATCACTCACGCTGATGAGTCCCGACACCGAGCTCAAGGTGGAATTCACCGCCATGGCCAGCAGCGAACATCAATGCGTTACCGAACTGATTGCCGAGATGTTCCCCCAGGACAATCCGCTCGTCCACCACTGGCTGGTCAGCGCCGCCACTATCAATCTCTACTACGCACCGCCGCCCGGAAAACAGCGCAGCCCGGTGGTGACCGTGGAAGTGACGCGCCGGGGCCGCCTGAACCTGCACAAGTTCGACGAAAAGTTGCGCGCCCAGCTGGAGAGCTATCTGGTGCAGATTGGCATCTTGCAGGAAAAGCAGGTGTTGTCGCCGCAGGCGGATAGCGCTGGAAACCTAAACGACCTCGTCGATGAGCGCAGTGAATGATGGCCAGTGGCAATGCGTCGGCATGGGCGCTGGCGTGCAGCTTCTTCGGGCGCGACGGGCCAACCATAGAGTCGGCACTGTCGGACGCTGAAAGAGACGCGCTGGCGCTGCTGGTGGAGCTCAAGGCCGTCAAACCGGCCAAGTTCGACGTGCGCTTTATCCTGTGTCCCTATTGCCAGTTACAGCGTGGTTCGGTGGTTCAGGCCAGCACCGGCCTCCTGTGCAACTGCCAGGACTGTGGGCCGGTATCCATCGACAAGTCGGACACGCGCGCCTGGATGCTGGATGCCGACTGGCTGATCCGCAAGCTGCGTGGCGCTCTCGACATCCCTGCACAACAGGGGCCGGTTGCGGTTGTCAGCGACATGTGGCGCTTAGGGGCATATCAGCGCAGTCCCGTCGTCCTTGCGCGGACTCTGGATCAGGTGTTACAGCAGCGGTCCCTGATCGGGCGAACGAGAGGCATGTCACTTCCCTGGTTGATCACACCGAAACCACTTCGGGACATCGATCACGATCCTGTCGCCGGCCTTGCGACCTGGCTCCCGCTGGAGGAGCGATTCACGCTGTATGGTGGCAATCTCAGCTTTGTGGCTCCTGGGGCTTCTGTCGATGATGTTGCGTTGGACACAACCGAAGCGGTCAACGGTTCGTTCTCGGCGGACTTTCGTTGGGTTCACCTGCCTGGCGATCAACATGGACCGATCGCATTGTCCGATGCGCACGCCGCCGTATTCAGCGCGTTGTGGCATTTCGGCGGGCAGGAGCAGGAAGCCCACGCTGTCATGTCGCGTGCCGGGCTATCGAGTGACAAGCCCATCGACGTCTTCAAGGTGAAAACGAAAAATAAGGGGAACCCGAAGTATGAGGCCCCTCTGCGCGCATACAAAGCCTTGGTAAAAACCAACCGGCGCGCCGGAACTTATGTCATGCCGTGCGCATCAGTTGGCTTGCACCAAAAATAACCTAAGCTTTACGGCAGATGGTTTCAGTTTTGGTGCGACTTCCAGCGGGTAAATTCCGAGGGGCGCAACCCGTAGCGCGCCAGTACGCCCTCATGCAACCGCCGCAGCTCGTCTGCAATTAGCGCACGCACATCCGTTTGATCGCCTTGCGGGATACCGGAGTCCACGGCTGCAATGATCAAGGTCATGGCGTCCTGATCCGGATGCATGACGACTTCACGGATGGTCTGCTTGATGATATCGCGCCACGCCAACCGCAGTGGGTCAGGTTCTGCCAGATCTTGCTTGATGGCCAGATACTCCTGCGTCGATCTCTCGTAAGCCCAAACGAACAGATCGCGCAGCAACTCTACCCGGGTCATTTCATATACCCCAAGTACGGCTCGTGCATAGGCTGGCTCAGGCACGTCCAGAAAAGTCAAAGGACACAAGTTGGCACGAAACAAGGGCAAATTGGCTGCCAGGCGTGAGGTCCGTTTGTTGATGTCGGCAAATGGCTGCAAATACGGCAGGTGCACCATCATGAAAAAGGATTGCTCAAACGGGTCTGTGATCTGATTGACTTTATTCAGCATCAAATCAAAGGCGGCTTCAATCTGAGCCGGTACAGACAGTGGCCGAAAAACACTCAGTCCAATGTCTACGGCATGCTGGCGGATGCGGCCTTCATCGGCTGGATTGGGCAGCAAGTTTTCTGCTAAGGCGCTGTGCAGATTCATGAGCGTAAAGCGGTCAAAGCCAACGACAGCGATGTTCTCTACCAGCAGCTCAATGGCCGACTTATGGTTCAAGATCATCTGCGTTTCAATAGCGCCTTTCCCCTGCGCTGCTTTGCCGCGCTCAATCAATTCGCGCGTATCCAGCCGGGAGTAGGTATTGCCCTCTAGGTGGCTCGATGCCCATGACAGGTCGATCAACAATCGGCTCAAGATATCGCGGCTGTAGGTGCCGGCAGGCTCGCTGGCCTTCACGGTTTGACCCATCTTATGCAGTTGCCGACGTAGTGTCAGTGGCAGGTACCAGGTGATACCTGGCTGATAGCTTTGCAAAAATTCCTGCTGATACCCCACCGGCTTGCGCCCTGACAAGGGTTGTTCGACATAGGCCAGGATGTCTTTGCTGTCGGGCGAAAGAGGCAAAGCGGCGGCCCACGATGGAAGCGCATCTTCTTGTAAATCGGCTTGGGCAAAGTAACGCCGCGCCCGGCCTTCGCCCTGCGCGCGCAGACACCCTTGGGCAATCCATTGACTGATCCAGCGTTGGGCGGTGCGGCGGGCCAGTACCGGATGCTGTGCCAATAACTCGGCCAACGTCACTCCAGCGTTTGCTGTGGTGATGGTATTCAAAATCTGCTGTTCATTGACCATGGCGCTGTTTCCGCTGTAAGTAGCGCCATTATGGCGCAGTTTTACAAACAGCGCCACTTTCACGGACAACTGCGCCATTTGTTCGGCTCATTGGTGCCAATTTAGCACTTGTATGCAAGCCGTGATTGCCATTGGCGAACTGAAAGTTTCAGGGCAGTTCGCCAGTCAGTCCATTAACAGTTCGCCACCCGTTTTCGACACTGCAAGCGTTGTTCCCAACCTAATTGAAAGGGGTACCAATGCTGCAATCGACAACAGCAAATCGCAGTGCATCTGCCCTCACGGCGATGCCTGCACCGGCGGCACCGCACGAGCGGCGCGTACTTTCCGAAACCGAGCTGGCTCAGCGCTGGGGCGTCAGTCCCAAGACGCTGCAACGTTGGCGTACCGAGGGCCGTGGCCCGAAGTATCTGAAGCTCTCCAAGCGGGTGACCTATCCGCTGGAGGCGATCACCGAGTACGAACGCTGCGCCTTGCACATCTCGACGTCCGAGCGGGTAGCAAAAGACGGAGGTCGCGCATGAACGACTCCCTTCTCACCAGCGTCGCGTTCGATCACGCCGCACCCCTAGCTGACATGAGCGTTGCCCAGATTGCCGCGCTGCCGCCTGCGCAGTTGCAGGAAGCACACATCAACCTGCTCACGCTGCAGTCGGCCATCAAGGGTGTTCTGGAACGCCTCAGCGCAGCCCTCGACCAGCGCTATGCCGAACAGGCATCGGCTGCCCGCCAGGCCAACGGTCGTGATTTCGGTGTCTGCCACATTTCCGATGGCCCGCTGCGCATCACGGTTGATGTGCCCAAGCGGGTGTCCTGGGATCAAACCCAACTGGCCGAGATCGCTCAACGCATCGCTGTCGCTGGCGACAAGGTCGGTGACTACATCGACACCGACTACTCGGTTTCCGAATCTCGCTTCAACGCCTGGCCTTCGTCCCTCAAGGAAACGTTCGCCAAAGCCCGCACCGTCAAACCCGGCAAGGCCAGCTACCGCCTCGCCCTCGTACAGGAGAACCACGAATGAAAACCCCAACCCTGCATCAATCGCTGCAAACCAAGCTCGGCCCCTTCGCCGGTGAGCATCTAACCACGACGCTGCGCTACCAGGATCGCTATGGCAACCCCGTTGAAAAGCCATTGTTCGAAGCAACCCTGGACGAAGTGGCATTCGCGATCCAGACCCTGAACGCCGAGGGAAGTGCGATTCATCGCCGCCGCAATGCGCTGGACGGCCTGTATACCCTCGCACGTGACCATGGCTGTCTGGGTTCGGACACGCTTGGCACCGTGGCGGCAGAGGTGACGAAATGAACCAACTCGTCGCTTTCAACTTTGAATCCCACAACGTGCGCGTCTGCGTCGGCGAGAACGGCGAGCCCATGTTTGTCGCAGCCGACGTGTTGTCTACGCTGAGTCTGGACCGCAAAGCGCTTGAGCGCCTGGACGACGACGAAAAGGGTGTGAGTTCAATTCACACCCCTGGCGGCCCGCAGGACATGACGGCGGTCAACGAGTCCGGCCTGTACAACCTGGTGCTGGGCAGCCGCAAGCCCGAGGCCAAACGCTTCAAGCGCTGGATCACCCACGACGTGTTGCCATCAATCCGCACGACGGGGTCGTATGCGTCAGCAGTGTCAGTCGCGGCCCTGCCTATGCCGACACAGGATCGCGTCAACGCCATCCTGTCCATTGGCGAAGCGATCGCCCGCGTGCCCGGCGTGAAACCCGGCATCGCCATGGCGGCCACTCTGACAGTGATCCATGAGAACACCGGACTGGCGGTTGAGTCCCTGCGCAAGGTGCTTCCGGCGGCCAATGAACCGATCTGCAGTCTGAACCCCACACAGATAGGTGAGCGTGTGGGCATGTCGGCCCGAGCGGTCAACACGCGTCTGCAGTCCCTGGGCTTTCAGTTCAAGAACGATCGTGACGAATGGGAGCTGACTGACGCCGGCCAGCAATGGGCCGAGGCCCTGCCGTTCTCGCGTAACGGACACTCGGGTTACCAGATCCTCTGGAATCCGTCCGTGACCGAACAGATTCGCGAGGTGGCGTAATGGCACTCCCAATCATCTCTGCCGAAGAACGGCTCAAGGAACGTCACAGCGCCAAAGTTGGACTGGTCGGTGTCCCGGGCGTGGGTAAAACCTCTCAGCTCAAAACGCTGCCGCCGGAAACCACCCTGTTTGTGGATCTGGAAGCCGGGGACCTGTCGGTGCGCGACTGGCCTGGCGACACGGTGCGACCGCGCACCTGGCCCGAATTCCGCGATCTGGTTGTATTCCTGGCCGGTCCCATGCCGACAGCGAGCGCCGACCAGGCTTTCTCGCAAGCGCACTTCGAGCACGTCTGCACCAAGTTTGGCAATCCGGCGCAACTGGCCAAATACGACACCTACTTCGTCGACAGCCTGACCGTGCTCTCGCGACTGTGCTTTGCCTGGTGCAAGACCCAGCCGCAGGCCTTGAGTGAGAAAACCGGCAAGCCCGACAACCGGGGTGCCTATGGCCTGTTGGGCCAGGAAATGATCACAGCACTTACCCACCTGCAGCACGTGCGCGACAAGCACGTGATCTACGTCGCCATCCTGGAAGAAAAAACCGACGACTTCAACCGCCGCTACTACCAGTTACAACTCGAAGGCAGCAAGACCGCGCTGGAGTTGCCCGGCGTGCTGGACGAGGTTGTCGTGCTCTCGGTCCTGAAAGCCGACGACGGCAGCAGTTACCGGGGTTTTGTCACCCGCGCCGACAACCCGTTTGGCTTCCCGGCCAAGGATCGCAGCGGCCGGCTGGAAGCCATCGAGGAACCCCATCTCGGAAAACTCATCGCCAAGTGCCTGGGCCAGGACACGCCGGCACAGAACCCATCAATGTAAAGGAAACCGCATGAACACCAATACCTCCAGCAACTGGAACGATTTCAACGACGCCGAAGCCCAGCAAGGTGCATTCGACCTGATCCCCAAGGGCGCCATCGTGCCACTGCGCATGACCATCAAACCCGGTGGCCATGACGACCCCAGCCAGGGCTGGACCGGTGGTTACGCCACCGAGTCCTTCGACACCGGTGCGGTGTACCTAGCCTGCGAATTCGTTGTCACTGGCGGGCCGTTCGTCAAACGCAAGATGTGGTCCAACGTCGGCCTGCATTCCAAGAAGGGGCCGACATGGGGGCAGATGGGCCGCAGTTTCATCCGCGCCGCGCTCAACAGCTCACGCAATGTCCATCCGCAGGACAACACGCCGCAGGCGGCAGCTGCGCGTCGGATCAACAGCTTCGCGGATCTGGACGGCATCGAATTCATCGCCCGCGTGGATGTGGAGAAAGATGCCAAGGGCGAAGACCGCAACGTCGTGAAACTGGCCATTGAGCCGGATCACAAGGACTACGCGGCGCTTATGGGCGGCGTCCCCAAGGCGGCTCCTGGCGCTGGTCACGCGGCACCGCCGGCACATGCCGCGCCGGCCTCTGCAGCACCGGTACGCGCTGCACAACCTTCCGCGACGGGCAAACCATCGTGGGCACAGTAATGCGAGCCCGCCATGAAATGTTGGGTCTGCTCACGCGAAGCGCGCGGTTATGGTCACACCGAGAATCGGCACAAGGTGGGCGACCCGCGCCGATACCCGATCGACTGGGTGTTCTGCTCACGTCGCTGCCAGAACGCGTTTCACAAGATGTACGGCTCCTGGTCACGCGCACGGGACGACGGGTTGCCACCGGAGGCTGCCATGGTTGATGCCACGCCGCTGGAAAAATCCGCCATGCGCATGTGCCTCAAATTCTTCGGTGAAGCGGCCGGTGCTATCGGTTTCGACAAGCCCCTTGGGGCTTACTCCGAAGCGGAGGCGCTGTCAGTGATCGAGGCCATCGTCACGGCCTACGTCGATGAGATGGCCGCGCAGCATGAACGCACCAAGTATCCGCCGGTGCGCATGCCCGGCACGACACCCGTCAGTGACCCCATCCGCGAGTTGGTTCCACCCGCACAGGAGAGCCCGTTCGCGGACATGGAGGATGACTTGCCATGGGAGACCACACGATGATCGATTTCAATTCGTCGGCCAGTCTCTCGGGCCGGCTGCAGGAACTGTTCGATCTTGAGCTGGAAGCCGAGCGGGACGCAACACCGCCGCGCGAGTACCTAGGTGCTTCGCGTCTGGGTGCGGCGTGCGAGCGCCAACTGCAATACGAGTACGTCCATGCAGCAGTCGATCATGGCAAGGGTTTCTCGGGGCGACTGCTGCGCATCTTTGAGCGCGGACATCTGACAGAAGACATGGTGATCCGCTGGCTGCGCATGGCCGGTTTTAACCTCAAGACCGGAGATGCCAATGGTCAGCAATTTGGTTTCTCGGTGGCCGGTGGCCGACTGCGTGGTCACGTCGACGGCGTACTGATTAGCGGCCCCGATGGCTTTGCCTACCCATCACTTTGGGAGAACAAATGCCTCGGCGCCAAGTCCTGGCGCGACGTCGAGAAACGCAAGCTCGCGGTTTCCAAACCCATCTATGCCGCGCAGATCGCACTGTACCAAAGCTACCTCGAACTGCACGAGCATCCGGCGCTGTTTACGGCCGTCAACGCCGACACGATGGAGATATATGCCGAACTGATTCCATTCGACGCAGGACTGGCGCAACGCATGTCGGACCGCGCTGCACGCGTGATCACCGCCAGTGAGGCTTGCGATCTGCTACCGCGCTCGTTCACCGATTCCACCCATTTCGAATGCAAGTTCTGCGCGTGGGCAGATCGTTGCTGGAGGACTACCCCATGAATATCGCACAGCCCAATTCCAACCTGACCCGGTTGGTTCCGGAGTCGTTCGTCGATGCTCGCGAAGCGGCCTACACCATGAACCTTCCGATGTACTACCTGACCAATGCGCGGCAACGCACCAAGATGCGCATCCCGCATTACCGCATTGGTCGGATGGTGCGCTTCAAACTCTCCGAGCTTGCCGAGTGGCAGCACGTGAACGGCACGAGCGTGCCCGAAGCTGTCACAGCAGGAAGCGAGATCTGCGGTGAGGTGCGCGATGAGTGAACAAATAAACCGAGATCCCCTGGACTTCAACGATTGCACCGCTCCCGGAGAAAATGATCGCAGTGCAGAGCGCGATGAAATCCGCACTGCGTTGCTGGCGCGAATTGAATCGGTGCTGTTCTCTCTATTTCCCGCCGGTAAGGTTCTGCGCGGAAAGTTCCACATCGGTGACATTTTGGGCAGTCCGGGCGACAGCCTGGAGATCGTCATCAATGGCGAAAAATCCGGGTTATGGACGGACCGCGCAACGGGCGACGGCGGCGACATCTTCGATCTGATCGCGCGGTACCTGGCGGCGGATGTGCACATCGATTTCGCGCGGGTGTTGCAGCACGCCAGTGACTTGGCCGGTTGCGCCAGTCCTGCGCCAACGCGCAAAGCTAAGCGCGAAGCGCCCGTCGACGACCTTGGGCAGGCCACCGCCAAGTGGGACTACCTGGACGCCGGCGGCACGCTGATCGCGGTGGTCTATCGCTACGACCCGCCTGGTCGGCGCAAGGAATTCAGGCCGTGGGATGCCAAGCGTCGCAAGATGGCCCCACCCAATCCCAGGCCGTTGTACAACCAACCAGGCATGGTGCACATCGATGCAATCGTTGTCGTCGAGGGCGAGAAATGCGCACAGGCGCTGATCGATTTGGGCATCTGCGCCACCACAGCCATGCACGGTGCCAACGCGCCGGTCGACAAAACTGACTGGTCGCCCCTGGTCGGCAAGGTTGTGCTGATCTGGCCGGACCGCGACAAACCGGGATGGGAATATGCCGACCGTGCATCCCAAGCCATCCTGGCCACCGGTGCGGCGTCGTGCGTCATCCTGTATCCGCCTGCAGACAAACCCGATGGATGGGATGCGTTTGATGCCATAGCAGAAGGTTTTGACGTCCGGGGCTTCCTCGCCACCGGGGACCGCGTGCCGGTGTCGGTGCAGACGGATGCGCCGATCGACGACCATCTGGTCGAGGGCATCGACTGGACCACCGAGGATGGGCTGGCCACCGCGTTCACACGCCGCTATGGCGACGACTGGCGCTTCTGTTCGCAATGGGGCAAGTGGCTGGTATGGACCGGCATTCGCTGGAATCCAGACCAGATGCTCTACATCCAGCACCTGTCACGCAACATCTGCCGGGCCGCGTCCTTCAAGGCTGATACGCCACGCTTGCGGGCGCGCCTGGCCAGTTCCTCCACCATCAGCGCGGTGGAGCGCATCGCACGCAGCGATCCGAAACATGCCTCGCTGGCCGAGCACTGGGATGCCGACGTCTGGGTCTTAAACACACCGGGCGGCGTGGTGGATCTGCGCACTGGACACATGCGTGCGCACGATCGCGCAGATCGCATGACCAAGGTTGCTACTGCTGTTCCGAAAGGCCACTGCCCGATCTGGCTGAGATTCCTGTCTGATGTGACCGGCGGTGACGCCGAACTCATGGTCTATCTGCAGCGCATGGTGGGCTATTGCCTGACGGGTGTAACCAGCGAGCACGCATTGTTTTTTCTGTATGGCACGGGAGCCAACGGCAAGTCGGTGTTCGTGAACGTGATCGCCACCATCCTGGGTGATTACGCCGCCAATGCGCCCATGGATACGTTCATGGAAACGCGCTCCGACCGCCATCCCACCGATCTGGCGGGTCTGCGCGGCGCACGCTTTGTGGCGTCCATCGAGACCGAACAGGGTCGGCGCTGGAACGAATCCAAGATCAAGACCATCACCGGCGGCGACAAGGTGTCGGCGCGTTTCATGCGCCAGGACTTTTTCGACTACACGCCGCACTTCAAGCTGGTCATCGCTGGCAACCACAAGCCATCAATCCGCAACGTGGATGAGGCCATGAAGCGGCGACTGCACCTGATTCCGTTCACGGTGACGATTCCGCCAGAGCGACGTGACGGCAAGCTCACCGAAAAGCTGCTGCAAGAGCGCGACGGGATTTTGGCATGGGCATTGGAGGGTTGCCTGCTGTGGCAGCAGTCTGGCCTCAAGCAGCCGCAAAGCGTGATGGATGCGACCGAAGAGTATTTCGAGGCCGAGGACGCCATGGGTCGCTGGATCGAGGACCGCTGCGTGTTGCATGGCAATGCCAAAGCGCTGACCTTCGAGTTGTTCAACGACTGGAAGCAATGGGCGGAATCCAACGGCGAGTTCGTGGGGGCTATGCGCCGTTTCTCGGATGCGCTGCTGACCCGGCGTTTCGAAAAATGGCGCAACAGCGGTGGCATGCGCGGCTTCGTTGGCATTGGCCTGAAAGAGCCTACCAGCATGGCGCGGCCGTCCTATCCCTACATCGACAACTGAGGCTGACCATTATGAAAAATGAAATTTCCAGCCACCGTCTGACGCAGCTGACTTCTCACAACATTAACTTACTACACGTGCGCGCGGGCGCACCTAAAGAGGGGTTACGTTGTGCTGAGTCCGCTGCGTCAGACCGAGTCGAAAACGAGGTCGGGTTTGGCAGTCCAACCAGGCGCGTGCTGACCATTCTGGCCATTGATCTGGGCACCACGACCGGGTGGGCACTGCGTTCGCGTGACAACGACATTGTGCATGGGTTTGTCAGTCTGCGACCGCAGCGGTTCGAGGGCGGTGGCATGCGCTATCTCCGTTTCAAGCGCTGGCTTTCCGAACTCAAGTCGATGGCGAACGACATCCACGCCGTGTATTTCGAGGAAGTCCGCCGCCATGCGGGCGTAGATGCGGCCCATGTCTATGGCGGCCTGATGGCCACGCTCACCACCTGGTGCGAACACCACAACATCCCCTACCAGGGTGTGCCAGTCGGCACGATCAAGAAGCACGCCACCGGCAAAGGCAACGCAAGCAAGGGCGAGGTGATTGCTGCCATGCGCACCAAGGGGCATCCGGTAACCGACGACAACGAAGCCGACGCCCTGGCCTTGCTGCACTGGGCAATTGATACACAGGAAGGCTGACATGAAATTTCCACAACCGCGCTACCCGTCACCCTTGGGCCGCCTGCAGCCTGTGGCTGTCGATCTGGATGTCATCAAGCAACGTGGGTGGCAAGACCAGCACATCCTGGTTGTCTCCGATGCTGACGAACGCCTGGATTTTCTTGAGCGGCAGATGATTCGCCGCATTGGTGAGCGACTCTATGGAGGGGGGCGCCATGAATAAGCACTGCACCGCCTGGTGCGATGAGGATGTTGCTGCACGCTTCCAGGAGGCCGTCGTGACAGGTCGGCGGCTGCCGCCAGTTCGCGTGCAGGGCTACTTCAATCTCTGGCCGCCCATGGTCCGCCAGGGTTGGGAGCGCTACACAGATGACGACCGCGTGATCCATTTTCCGCCATCACCTGCAGACGTCGACCGGATGTTGGAGGCCATGAGCTGGGTGCAGTGGCTTGAGGTCGAGAGTCGCCACTTGGTATGGATGCGGGCTGACAATTACGAGTGGCTTGAGATTGGCCGACGTTTCGGTTGTTGTCGAACCACCGCGTGGCGACGTTGGAAGCTTTCAATCCAAATCGTTGTGGGGCAACTCAATGCCAAACTGTGAATCAGAGGGTTTTGGCGCACATAAGCGGCGAACTTACATAGCGTGCGTGCATGTGCGGCTGAAACGACCTTTTGATCGTGCAACACATTGAGGGGTTTAGGCGTATATTTCAGCTATCTTCTGGACAGACGTGTGAGCAGTGCCAAGCGGCATCGCATCGCGCCTGACTAACACCCCGAACCCGCTCTGAGCTTCCTGCTCTTGGCGGGTTTTCGCATTTCTGGAACCATTGATGCCATCCCTGCAAATCCAATATCGGCCGGTCGAGTTATTGATCCCTTATGCCCGAAATGCTAAGCAGCACTCGGACGCCCATGTGGCACAGATTGCAGCCAGCATCACCGAGTTTGGTTGGGGAGCGCCGATCTTGGTGGATGGTCAGAACAATGTGATCGCTGGCCATGGTCGCCTGCTGGCAGCACGCAAGCTCGGCATGACCGATGTACCTGTCGTTCCGATGGAGCATTTGACTGACATCCAACGCAAGGCTTTGATCCTGGCCGATAACAAAATTGGTGAAAACGCATCCTGGGATGACGCCCTACTGGGTTTGGAGTTGGCCGAGTTGCAGGCCGCAGGGTTTGATCTGGACATCACGGGCTTTACCCCAGAAGAGTGGGACAAGCTTATTGCAGGCGACATCGGCAACGACGGCTTGACTGATGACGATCAGGTGCCGGAAGTCACCGAAACTGCTATTACGCAGACCGGCGACATCTGGCTGATGGGCGAGCACAAGGTGCTGTGCGGCGACGCCACCAAGGCCGAGGACTACAAACGGCTGCTTGGCGATGAACTGGTCGACATGACCTTCACCGACCCGCCGTACAACGTCAACTATGCCAACACGGCCAAGGACAAGATGCGCGGCACGAACCGCCCGATCTTGAACGACAACATGGGGGAGAACTTCAGCGCCTTCCTGCAGGCTGCGTGCGTCAACATTCTGGCCGTCACCAAAGGCGCGGTCTACATCGCGATGAGTTCATCCGAACTTGACACCCTGCAGTCAGCGTTTCGCGCCGCCGGTGGCAAGTGGTCGACCTTTGTGATCTGGGCCAAGAACACCTTCACCATGGGACGCGCCGACTACCAGCGCCAGTACGAGCCCATCCTCTACGGCTGGAAGGACGGCGCTCAGCACTACTGGTGTGGCGCCCGCGACCAAGGTGACGTTTGGCAGATCAAGAAGCCGCACAAGAACGATTTGCACCCGACCATGAAACCGGTGGAATTGGTTGAGCGGGCTGTGAGGAACAGCAGCAAGACGCGTGACCTGGTGCTCGACCCCTTTGGTGGATCCGGCACCACGGTCATTGCCTGCGAGAAGGCGGGTAGACGCGCTCGACTCATCGAACTTGATCCGAAGTACGTGGACGTGATCGTCAAGCGCTGGCAGGAATTCAGCGGCAAACAGGCCGCCCGTTTCAAAGACGGGGTGGCGTTTGACGCGTTGGCTGAGGATTCTCAGCCGGCGACTGCGTAAATTCGTTCACCACCTTGCGCCTTGCTCGACGTGATCTCAATACCCAGCTTCTTCTTGAATGCGCCGGCAAAGGTGCCGCGCACCGTGTGCGCTTGCCATCCCGTGGCCTCACAAATTTGCTGAATCGTTGCGCCCTCGGCGCGCTTGAGCATGGCAATGACCATAGCTTGTTTGCTGCTGTCCCGCCTGCGGGACTTGGGTGTTTCAGTTGGCTGTACGGCTTCGGCAGCCTCGATGACTTTATCAAGCGCTGCAAGGCTAATCGGAGCGCGGCACGGTAACCCGAGGGCATCGTAGCCCTCGGCGGTAACGAACCAAGCGGCACCATCCGTTGTAATGAGTGCCCGGTTAAGCAGGCTGTCAAGAACCTTCTTACGTGCCCCGCCTTTGATGTTGTCGGGAAACCAGACGATCTTGCCGTCAGTAAATTCGGTGGCGTGAGCGAGGATGGCGTGTTGTGTTTGGCTGAGTTGCATGGCCATGGCGATCTCCTGATTACGGTTGTTGTTGGTTGGATTGGGGCGACTGCTTTCCGGCTTCAAAGGCGGCGAGCAGGGCAGTCTTGATGCCCCAGAAGCTCACCTCATGAAAGTCGAGTCGGTCGCTGTTACGTGTCGAGAGCGTTTCGACAAAAAGATGGTCTAGCGCGATTTGCTGGAGAAGTTGATCTCGGTCGGCGTTGTCCATCACTTGGCACCCCCGACCTGGTGGATCTGGCGAGCGCGCTCAAAGCCAACCCAGTCGCCTTGTTGGTCTAGGCCTCGCGACGCAAGTTCTTCGCGGGCTAGGAGGTTGAGATCGAGTTCTCCGCGTGCTGCAGCAGCGAGGACTTTGGTCAATGCGATCTGAATGAAGCCGACCTCGTCGATCGTGAATTCGTGGGTGGTAAGTGTCATTTTTTCTCCTTTGGGCCGGTTGATGGTGTTGGTAGTAACGCTCTGTTCAAGGTGGAAGCCAAGCGGTAAATCAACAGTTTCTGCAGATAGTTGCGAACAATTTTGAGAGTGTTGATGTCATGCCACTAGCAGCCCCAACACCTTGCCGACATCCCGGTTGTGGTGCTGTGCTAACCAAGCCCGGCTACTGCGACGCCCACCGTGTTGCGGTGCATCGTGACTACGGTCGCGCACGCCGTGGCTTCGATATCGAGCGCTGCTTCTACCAGTCAACCGCGTGGCGTGCAGTGCGTGCTGCGTTCCTGCGTGAGCACCCGGTGTGCGCGCGTTGTAGCGCCCTTGGGCGCGTCGTTGCGGCAGTGGTGGCAGACCACGTGGTGCCATTGAAGGACGGCGGCGCACGCTTTGACAGGTCCAACCTGCAAGCGCTGTGCGTGTCCTGCCACAACAGAAAAACGGCGCGCGAGACCGCTGGCAGACGGGTAAATGGCGCTGACCTACCCCCATAGGGGGGGGTGAATCTCTACATCGTGCGCGGCGCGATGCGTGCGCTTGCACAGATTTTTGCGCGTGCAAATTGAAAACATTTTTTTGAAGAATTGAGCCCACCCCCATGGCTGGTCGTAAGCCGCTTCCGCTGGCAATCAAACAGATCA